ACTGTCTTTACAATCTATTAAACGTCCTCTTGTTATATCACAAGCCATATTATTATTGTATTAAAAGTTAATAAAAAGGGGGTACTATTTCAACCCCCTATTTTAAAGTGTTTTTAGAATGTTACTCCAACTACACCATCAGTACCAATCCCAGACTGTACACCAAGTCCAAAATTCATTACAACTCTGATATTATCTGAGCCATCATATAAATACGCTGGTATAATAGAAGCTTCTAACATATCGGTGCCTAGATTAGAACCTACTACCAAGTTGTCTTTATAAGTTGCAACAATGGCATCATCTGGCATACCAGGGCATCTGAAAATTGGATAACCGAAATATCTAGTTTGTGAATCTAATGTTAAACTAGCTAAATTAACCCCTTGTCCTGCACCTGTACCTGCTAAGTATTGCTGGTAGAAGCTAAAAGTTTTATTGTTCATATAGAAGCCAAACCCTTCTTTAAATTCTAAACCAGGATGATTTGCTACAACAGAATCATAAACTGCGGATAATGCGGTATCTATATTAGTAGCATCAATAGCGGTACCTACGCCATTCATAGTCACCTGTGTAAAGTCAGCACAAGCAGAAGCATTAAGACCTAATTGGTCAAATACTCCATCGTTAGATAAAAATCCTGCACCAAATATATTATTAGCATCTGCAACCCAAATACCATTTTCAATCTGTGCAGCTGCTTGACCTGCTACAACTTGTAATAGAAAATCTTCAAATGATTGTGGAATACCACCATTTTGAGTCATATTTTTTCCAACCCAAGTAGGATAAAGTGTTTTACGACAAACCTCACGATTTACTTTTAAATCAGTTACATCTAAAACTCTTTCACCAAGTGTAGTAGTACCTGCATCATTAAATGCACAAGCAGCTGCTACAATAGGGTTAGTAGTAACTAGACTACTAATTACCGCTTTACTTGTTAAACCATCCATCTGTCTTACATAACCTTTAGCGATAGTATCATTTGACTTGACCGCAGCCGTTACGTAGGGCAATGCTTGCTCACCTGCGTACGTAGTAGCAGGGTTTATAGAGATATCAAAATCTCGTCTTTTGCTCAATAGAGCAGATTTTTTATATGCCATTTTTTAAATTATTTATTGTTAATGTAATAAGCTGCCCTATCACCTATAGACAGTTTGTTTAAATCCATTTGTGTAGTATTAACATTAGAACCTTCTGGGTTGTAGTTAATACTATCCGTTGCAGGTTCTTTTGATAATTCTACTATTTTACTATTTAACTCTTCCACTTGTGTCATTAGCTCACTAATAACATCTACAGACATTTCTGTCTTTTCTTCACTCATTTCTTCTGTTTCTTCTTCTGCTTTTTTTCCAAATACTTTTTCTTCTAAAGCAGCTACTCTGTCTTTCATTTCTTCAAATGTTTTTGCCCAGTCAGTATCTTCTGCATCAGCCATTTCTTCTTTACTTGCTTCTTCTTTATTTTCTTCTTCTATAGAGTCAGCTTCTTCGCCTAAGTCTTCTATTTTAGAATCATCACTAATTGTCATTTTACTACCATTCTCCATAGTATATGTACCACCTGCTAACGCTTCTGCGTCGCCATCATCTACTGCAAATACTTTAGAGCCAATCATAAATTGCTCATCTTCGGTAGCTATAATTCTACCATCTTCTAATTTCATTTCAGCGTAAAACTTCACGCTATAAGATTTTTCTATTTTATTCATTTTTAATAAATTTAAGATTTTGTCTATTGTACCCATAACACTAATAAATATATATTGTTTTAAATTGTTTATATCTTTACCTTTTTACTGTCCTATTTTTAATAGCTGCACAGACTTTAGCAGCAGTTTCTTTATTGCCATACTCTTTTATCTGGTCTCGCATACATTCATCCCAAGAATACTTTAACATAGCTTTTCTTCTTGCAAATTCAACTTGCTCTAATGCTTTGTATTTTTTCTTTCTTTTCTTATTGCCTGCCTTTGTATATTGTTCTTCTCTTACTACTGCGTCTGCGTGTGTAGCACAAGGCATATATAATACTTCGCCATTTATTATATGTTTATGGTTACCTTGACAACCTTTAAACATTTCAGCGTAAATATTAGCTTCTTCTTTATTTCTAAATAAAGGTTCACCATCTAAAGTAGCTACAGGGTTCAATTCATTCTGTAAAATAATATCTTTGATTTTACCTAATGTATATTCATCAGGGCAATCTTCACAAGTTTCTTCTAATATATCCTTTTTTTGTTTAGATGCTTCTATTAACTTATCTGTGAACCACCCCTCTATGCTAAAACCTCTTACTTCTTTATTTTTAATTTTTTCCCATATATCATCATTACCTTCTGCGCTAACTTGTACAAACCACGTTCCAACTGGCATATTCTCAAAACCCCACATATTAGATTTATCAAATTTTTCATCTTCTTTAATCCACGATTCTACGACAGTTAAACCCTCTACTGACTCATTATGCTCAAGTGTATGATTATTGTTCCTTAGACTTGCCATAAATAGCTTCTGTGCTTGTTTAATAGTTTCTTTAGTAAAGAACACATCATACTCTTCGTTAGTGTCTTTATTAAGTCTATTAATTTTTTTATTTGGTATTAAAACTGCACCGACTAATTGTCTTTGTTCTTCATCTAACTTAGCAAGGGTTAAAAAATCTTGATTAAAGAATACGAAGTTAGATTCTATCGCCGGAAATTTTACCAAACTAACCGCTTCTATTCCGAACATTTCAGCGGTCTCATCTATGATTAATTCTATAAGTTTTTTCTTTTTCTCCATAACACTAATATATATAAATATTCAATTTTTGTTTATAATGTAGCTTGTATTTCTAATTCTTCTTGTAATGCTTGAGCATTGCTAATATCATTTTCTACCACGAATGCCTGTACTGGTGTTGCTCCACCTAATTGAACTGCATCTATAGCTTCTAAGTTAGGTATTAATCCCCCTGCACCTATTCCTGTAGGAGTAGTAATATCAGGGGTTGGTGTTGAACCAGAGTCACCACCTCCAGGCACTTGACTTAAAATGTTTTTAGCACTTGCAATACCAGACAATACTGCACCAACTCCAGTAGCAATAGCACCTAAATTTGCAGGAAATACTAATCCTGCACCTGCTTTAATTGCTGCACTTACACCTTGCGCGGTGTTTATTAGTATAGAAGAAACCGCAGTTGCCTTAGCTAGAGCAGTACCCTCTCCCGCTAATTGCCCTAACGCACCTAAAATCATTTTTGCTCCAGTAAGTTCCATAGCTTTATTCATAGCTATTTTATCTTGTGTAATTTTTAATTTATCCGCCGCAGCTTTTCTTTCTATTGCTAATTTTTTTTCTTCAACTTTTATTAACGCCGCAATTTCCTTGTTACTTAATTCTTCTGTAATTTCTAAATTTAATTCTTTAGCTTGAAGCAATAAGTTTTGCCTATCTAATTCAGCTTTAGCAATTTTATTTTTTTCTGTTTCTATTTGCTTTTCAAAAGTAACAATTTCTGTTACTACTCTTTTTTGCTTTAATATAGATGCAGTTTCTAATTCTGTTAATCTGGCTCTTTCAGCAGCAAGGTTTTGCATATCTTCCTCACTTGATTTACCTAAGTCAATTATCTCTTGTAATGCATTAACTTTATCTTGTTGTATAGACATCTCTATTGCTGCTACTCTTTGTTCTTCATCAACCGCTGCTTTTAAGGCAACTAATCTCTCTTCCATTGACTTAGATTCATCTTCTGCTAACAATCTACTTTCAGCTATCAGCTTATTTGCGTCTGCTCTTACAGTAAGCATATCTCTCTCTCTATCTCTTACATTTTGTAATGCTACTGTTAACTTTCCAACCGCCTTTGTTTCCTCGTTTATTTCTTTAGTAATAGATTTAAATTCGTCAGCTATTTTCTTTTGTTGTATCTCGTCTAATCCTGTGCTTAACTGAGTAAATGCGGTACTCGCTTCACCTGCTCCTTCTTTTAATAAGTCCATATCTCTTGTAAATACCCCCTTAACAACTTTACCTAGAGCACCAAACATATCAATTAATCCTTTTACCCTATTTATCATATTTTCCTTAATAGCGTTTGCAAAGGTTTCTAAACTACCTAATGGGTCTGTAAATAATTTACTTAAAGACATAAATAATGGTTCTATCCTATCTCTTAGTACATCAAACATAGCAGAGATTTTTGCTGCTGCTACCTCAAATTTTCTAGCGGTTTCTATATTACCACTAAATAAATCTTTTAGCTTCATGAATGCGCTAATAATTAATCCTATCCCTAACGCCTTAAATCCTGCACCTAACGCTTTAGTACCACCTGTCATACCCTTTAATCCCTTTTCAGCTCCCCCTGCTGATTTTCCTACATCTCCAATGTCATCACCCAACTTTTTAACATCATTCTCAGCTTTTTTTGTGTTTACAGTTATGTTAATTGTTTTTTCTACCGCCATATTAATCTTATTAATTGTTTAAACATTCTTTTAATACTTGTATGATATTCTTCTACTCCATAAACAAAATCTAATTTTTTATCTTTATATTCTATTAATTGAAGATGGTCTATACTAGGTATAATAATCTTACTTGTAGCTTCTATATATTTTTTTAATTCCATAATAAATAATCTCCGTTTTGAAATTCTATATTTCTTCCATTTTGGAATAATGCCCAATTTTCATCATAAGTTATTGTTAAGTTATGCAGTCTTTGTATTGCAATATCAGATGTTAATGCCCATACCCTCTTAGTGTCTGTCTGGCTATCTTGTAAACCAAACCTTAATACATTACCTGAAACATCAATATAGAGAGTGCAAGTTGTTAATACTTCTTTTAAACTCCATTCTACTACACCACCTGCTACACCTATTTGTGTTATTGTTCCGTTTACATTCTTAAATGCAGTATGATAAGCAAATGATTCTGTTATACCTACTACATAACTTGAACTTGTACCTCCAATAACAGTCGCTATTCCTTTTACCTGAATCATTACATTAGTATTTGTAGGTATTACTAATGGTGTAGAACTTAAAGAACCTTCTGGGAATCCGTATGACTTAGTATTACCCTCAGTAAAACCTGATAATACTATTCTATGACTTTCACCTTGTAATTGTGGTGTTCCTTTTCTTTTGGTATTATATTTAATAATTATATCATCTCCATAATAAGGTAGTATTGGTGTACTATATTTAGTGTTATCAACACCCCTTATTAATGGTCTTGTTAATCCACCTATTTTGTTATTTATAATTGTCTTTACTTGACCTATTTCTAACAATCCTAAAGAACCTGTTAATGATTGTAGATTTAATGGCAAACTTCCTGATTGTGCTAAACAAGGGTATAAACCGCTTGACGCTTGAGCATTCCCCCAATAATAAGGAATACCACCATTGCAAGTACAACAAGCGGGGTCTGTATATAGACCTAAATAATTCGGTGCAGACAAATCAGGTGTACAACCTGGATTAGTTTCATCGCACCATAAATAGAAAAAGCCACCTAAAGTATTATTGCCATTACTATCAGTACCTATAACATAATCACAACTTTCGCATTGTACTAAACTATCTACAACTTTTATTAATGTAACTTTTGTAGATGCTTCTGCTCCTACTTGATAATTGCTAATATTAAGTATTCTCCAATATGTATCTTTTATAAATATCTCATCATTGAATTTAAAGTTAAATATATCTACAGAATTTAGATTTAAATAACATTCCATAATACGTGCATCTGTGTTATAAATACTATCTAAATATGGTTTCCAATAATAACCATATAAAGTATTATTAAACCAACTACCATTATTATTCTCATAATTAAATATTTCTAATTGACCTACTAATGGGGGGTTACTATTCCAGTATAATGATTTAGTCTCAGGTGTTAAAGTAAATGTATTGGCAGGGTTAGTACCTCCACCTGGCGTTATATCAAAAGGTGAACACGTTGGATATGTAGTAAATGAATAAGTATCTATGCTAAAACCCGAGACTGGTTGATTGTGCATATAATAAGTCATAACATTTTGGTCTTCATCTAATACAGTTGTTGGTGCTCCATTATAATAAAATAACTTAGGTTTAGTTGCTTTTATTGGGTTCTCATAACCACCTTCTACTTCTTCATAAGTAAACTCATATTGAACAGTAAAATTAACTAACTGAGATGTGGATTGTGTATCATTATTTTTATAAATACGACTATTAATATATGGACTAAATATTGGGTTATTTTTTAATTCTCCAGTAGCAAAATCATTATTAGTTTCAGTTATTTCTAATTTACCATAAACATTAGTGTTTGGGTAATGCTCCTTAATGTCTTTATTAATTAAATCAACATCTTCCAAATCGCTAAATTTAACTGTCTTTTTTTGTAATGATGTGGTATCTTTTACAATAATCTCTTTAGACGTGTCTAATTTGTCTGTCCAATACTTTATGTCTCCCAACGCTAGATAGTCGTTGTATGGCTCTATAATTAGGTTTCCTGCGTCTTGTGGGTCTGTTACTACTACTAAATTAAATCGTTCTATTAAATCTTTTAAAAAGTCTTTCTGTGTTATACTATCATCTATCATACTTGGCACATCTACAACATTACCAAAAATACCAGTAGTATATGCCTCCCAAGTTATATTAAATTTAGATTCTAAATTTTGTGACGTAAAAGAAGCGGAAGCACCTAATGTTAAAACTGAACTTGTAGTTGTAGGCTTAAAATTAGTAGCAATTAATATTATCTGTGCAGATGCTCCTGTAGGCATTAATGATAAATCTAATTCGTGGGTAAAGTTAGCACCACTTGCAGTACTAAAGGTTTGAGAAGCACCAAAAGACCATACTACAGACGGGTTTGGTGTATTATTAGCAACATCATAATCTTGAACTATTGCGCTTATTGTCATATCTCCATTACAAGCTGCTAAGTTACTAAACGATATTCTGTGTCTTATTTCTACAGATCCCATTGTAGGGTGTGCTTTAGTGAAATACATAGATGTAGTATTCCATAATCCCTGCTCATCTTGTACGTCTGTATCAGCTTCAAATAATTGTGTTACTTCTTGACATACATCTGTTGTACTTGAACCTGTGTATGTATTCTGTCCCCAAGCACCATTATTACCTGCAATAACTAAACCACTTGGATTCGCAGTATTAGTTGTGGTTGTCATTGTTCCCTGCCCTATATGGTTTCCAGTAGTCATAAACAACTTACCAAAATAACTACCATCTATAAAAGATGATGTATAACTGAATCCTGCTTTTGCTATAATTAGCTTTAGCATTGTTTTAAGTTGTATAGCTGGTCTAAATTGTACTATAGGCACTATGTATTGAAAAGCGTCTGTAACGCCATCAGGGTATAATGTAGCATTAGCAATATCAGTAGCAGACATATTTAAATATTGCTTTACATTATTAGCATAATAAAAGTTTGGTTGTGTAACGGATGTAGGGTACATAACCTTTTGTACATTAACTGTTGTGTCTCTTAACGATACGCCAGAACTATTAACAAAGGCACTACTACTACCATTCCAAGAATTATACAAAGTATTATTAGTAGCATCTGTATAACTAAATGTATGATTTAATTCATCACTATAAGCGCCACTATCTAATAAGAATACGTCTTTTAATTTTTGCTCTCCAATAGCACTAAATAAATCCGCAGTATTAGACATTAATACAATCTCATATACTTGTGCTTTTTGATAAACTGATTTTAATTGTATAAAACCTTCAAATTGAGGTACAGAACCGACAAATAAAACTGCTTCAAATTTTTTACGTGTATTAAATACTAATGTTTCTAAATTGACGTTAAACCAATTCTGAAAAAAAGCATTATTATTATCTGTAAATGGCAATTTAAAAGTTTGTGAATAACTACCTTTTCTACTTTCAGGTTCTTTAATATCACTAAATTGAAAATTTAAAGATACATTAGGTGCTTCTTGTAAATCAAGATTATATGCAGTATCAGATGTTGCTGCACTTGTTGCTTTTCTATATGCGACTAATCTAATATCCATTATGAATTAGTGTTAATTGGGTTAGCGTATTCTATATTAATTGTGTATTGAATTAGCTTATCATTAGCTACAGTCTTTTTAACTAAACTTGAATCAGTAATTAAAACGCCTTGCGTAAATTCTGTGTCTGCGTTTTCTATTACATAAACATCTGTAGACATTAATAATTTCTCCATTAACCTTGCTTCTGGCTCTGATAACCAATCTGTGTTTAAAGTTTCTTTTAATGATGCAGTTGTTTGTCTTGTGGTCTTTCCTCTTTGTGTGTCGTTATAACGCCATACATTTTGATTGTATGTTCCTATTAGAGCATTGTAATTATTTCTTTTTACGCTTAATGTTTGGGTAGACTTCATTTTAAAATTAAAATAATCATAACCCCCTACACTATTACGCCACGCCAATCTTCTAACCTTAAAACCTTTACAACTTCCGTCTTGCTTAATAAAATGATATATTGCAGATTTATTACCTGCACCACTATATGCTTGAATTTTATAAAACGCCCAACCACTAAAATTAGATGGTCTTGCGTCTCCTGCGCTTCCACCTGATGGTGCTACATCAGATGCTTGTAAATTAGCAGCACCACAACCAAAATACAATAGTCTTGTTTTGTCAGTTAACCCCCCATCATCTGGCGGTAAACCACCATTAGTAGAATTATTAGTTATTATTTGAGGTGAACCAATTATACTACCACTAGAATCGTAATAAGCAAGAACCATAAACTTATTACCACTATCAAAATTAGTCGCATCATTTAAAAATGCTATTGTATGGTAATCAGTTTCTTGAATATAATTTCTATATACTGAACCCAATCCATAAGGCGCTGAATCTAACTCTAAATCACTTAAAAACCTATCAGTATCACTAGACATATTAAACACATTAAAAGCGTCAGATTGCACATAAGCTGCTGCGGTACTTCGTGGTGTAAATAAAGGTAATGTAGCTTGTAAATAGTACAAGGTGTCGTTAATTGCATTAGTCATATCATTATCTTGTGATGTGTTTGCAGCAGAAGAGTAATTTTCATAACCTTTAACATATATAGAAGCTATTTGAGTATAGCTAGTAGCACTATCTCCATTAGCACTAAATATCTTTGTTGCGTCTTCATTAGCTCCTAAAGTGTGTATTGATTTAAATGGTAAAGTTGTTGCGTTTTGGTCGAATACAGTATCAACTAATTGAGTATTAACAATCTCTCTTAAATCAAAAAACGCCCTTGCTTTGTTATTAGTAACATCATCATTATATCCATTCCTTCTTTGTTTTATTATCCCTAATACAGTACCAGATACACTATTAAGTCTAACCTCTAATACTAATTTATAATAAAATAAAGATGCTATACTTGTTGTACGTTTTAACATATACCCAATAATTGGTGTCCAATTAGTGATAACTGGTGCTTTACTTGTTGTGTTTATAGGTTTCTGCTCCCATTCTAAAACTGCCATATTTTTATTTAATTAATGTTTCTATTTGTAATTCTAAATCTTCTGCAAATGCTTCTGTTATTTTACTCTCTGTTTTTTTTAATTCTTTATTGTACGCTTTATCAAAGAATAATGTTCTTGTTAATCCTCTTTGTGCTATTGCTCTACCAATTAAAAATGCTGCGCTTTTCAAATTAGCTTGTGTCTTTTTTTTAAATTGCCCTTTAGCGTTTCTTAGTTTCAAAGGTTTATTAGCTATCCATTTTAATACTACTCCTTTTGCTATATTCTTTTTCTTAAAGCTATACGGACTTCCTTGTCCTCGCATTTTTCCTTTACCTTTAAAACCTCCCGAACCTTTTACACCCTCATTTACAAAATCCCAATAATCTTCGGCACGTCCAAAACGCCATTCTAATTCTACACCAGTATTACTGGCGGTTACTATATAATTCATATCATTATATAGTGTATTTTCTCTTGTTTGTTTTTTTTCTTTTTTTAAATTGCTTCTTGCTTCGGTAACTACATTAGTACCAAATTTCTGCATAGCTTGTATGGTTTTTATAAACTGCATTAAGAATTAGGTGTTATTGGTACAATACAAAGGTTGTTAGCGTTGTTTACCTCTAAGCTAATAGAAGCACTCCAACCAGTCAAAAGATTGTTAAAACGGGCGGTAAATGGCTCTGCGTTAATTGGCAAAGTTAATAACACCTCATCATCAACCCAACTTGTAGAATGTAGATTCTGTTTAAATTCATTTATAACATCTTGTAATATGCTTAAATTCTCGCTATAAGTATCTACTCTTCCTAATCGTTCTTTATTAGGAGCATCACCAACTTCGTCATTAATCATATCTAAGACGTATATTGTAAACGTATAAGTTAATACACCTGTATTGATTGTAGCGTTGCCTGGCTCTGCATATAATATAACATAATCAGTAGCACCTAATTTATTAATGTCTACTTCGTCCATAAAACCAGAATGGAAGCTATTTATTTGTAAATGCTTTTCTGCTATTGTTTCAAAAAACCCTAATACATTTCTAAATGTTATCATAATTGTTTCTTTGTTTATTATTATAATCTTGCGTATAAGCTAGATATGTTAATACCTCTCTAATTGGTATTCTTGTTATTTTTTCAATGTCTAAAATAGAATTAGATAAAGAATAAAGTATATTGTACCAACCCCACTTACTCTGCATACTTACCCCTTTTGTAGTTTCGTTTCCTGTGCTTTCAAATAACTGTGCGAACTCCTTGCTAATGTTTCGCCTAAAGTCAAAAAAAAACCTAGCGAACTTAATGCTACATCCATTGGACAATCTTTAAATAATTCTTCTTTAAATTCATCAGGGTTGTAATTCTCTATTGTATATCTTTCATTAACTTTATGTGTTACTGGTCTGTATAATATGCTCATTATATTGTGCAGGTTTTTAACAGGTTCTTTTGTATATGCTTCTAAGTCTATATATTCACCTGTGCTTATAGCAGACAGATTAGGTACAAAACCATATTCTTGGTCTTTAAACATAAACATCTTTTTAAAATCTGTTTTATCTGGCTCACTATCTAACATATCTTTTAATATATTCATAACCTCTATTAAGTCGCTATAAAGCATTTTCTTTACTATTGCAGTAGTAGTACCACATAATAAAGCTAAACTGCGTATAATCTTATTTTTCTCACTTCCTTTGCCCTCTTGAATATCTACATACTTTTGGTATGTTTCAATATTAATATCACTCCAACTATCTGGTATAATTAATTTTACTTGCTCCATTACTAATAAATATAAATTGTTAATTATTGTTTTTTACTACAATATAAGACAAAAAAAAAGAGGATATTTCTACCCCCTTTCTAAATTCTGTTCATAATTTTTTAAGTTTTTAATTAATATTTCTGTTTATTAAAAAGAATTTATTTGATTGTTGTATTCTTCTTCTCCTAGATATTCTTTTTGATTTAAAATATCTATTTGTTTAGATACATCCCTTAAATCTGTTTGTAATTTATAATACTCATTACCATCTACCCAATTAGGATTATTTATGTTTTTCTTTAAACCTTCTATTAATTGATTTGTAATTTCTCGGTATTGTTTTTTTAATCTTTCCATTTTGTATTTTTTTAAGTTATTGTTAAATATAAAGCTAATATATAAAAATTTTTATATATAAACCTAATGTATATTAAATTATTTTAATATATTTTACCCTACCTCAGTTAAATTTTTTAATTTAAATAAAAAAGAGTGCCTAAGCACCCTTTCTTAATTCTGTTTATTTAATTATTTATTTAGTTATTGCTTTCTTTTGTATGTTTTAAATTCTCCATATTTAGCACTCCAATAAGTATCAGAGTTATAATCTCTTTCACGGAACTCAGCACAAGCTAAATCTAAACCTATTTTTTGTAATTGTTTTACTTTGTTGATGTCTCCTTCTAATTTATACTTTTTAATTAATTGAGATATTACTTTAATTTGATTTTCCATTTTGTATTTTTTTAAATTATTATTTCTGTTTTTCAATTTTTTTTTCCATTTCATTCTTTCCTTCTTCCATTCTAGATAATTTTTTAAATAAAATAGATGCGAAACTTTTATCATCATCAAATTTTTCACACGGATAATGATTTGCAACTATATATATTAAACTTTTAATTTCTTTTTGTGATAATTGATTTTCCATTTTAGTAATTTTTTAATTATTATTTCTGTTTATTTAATTATTTCAAACTGATTCCATTTTATAAATTTAAACTTTGAGCCAAAAGTTGTACAATACATCTCTGAATCATTTAGATTAGTTTTACTAGATTCTAGTACTCTTTGTTGTCCGTTTTCGTTTTCTAATAAATAGTAATCAGCTATTACTTTAGCTCTTTTTCCTCTATTAGTATATATTTTTTTATACCCTTTAACTATATTTTTAATTTGAAAAGTTTTTATTTTATCTCCTATTTCCATTTTAGTAATTTTTTAAGTTATTGTTAAATATAATGCTAATATATAAAAAATTTTATATACAAACCTAATTCATATTAAATTATTTTAATATTATTTTACTCTAACTCTGTTAAATTTTATAAAATATAGTATTTGCCACTATGATTTATAGCTAATTTGTTTAAGCATAGATAACGTACTGCATCAATTAAATGGTCGTTTATTTTAACTGGTGTATTAAGTACATCTCCATTTTTATCTGTTGCCCATTTATAAGTCCTAAATTCTTTAATAGCATTCGTACTATCCTTTGTTATGTTTAGCTTATATCTTCGCATTATATCTATGCCAAAATGTACTCCTGCGCCCTTCTTAGCAGGTTTTATATTAAACCCTTGTCTGTATATTGATTCAATTGTTTTGGGCTCGGCTGAATCGCCTATTATTTCGCTTTGCCTATCTATACCTAAATCGCGTAATTTATTAGCTAAGTCAGTATTTGTTAATCTCTTTTCATATAATAGCTCTTTAATGTATAAGCTATCGTCTAATTGATAAACTGCGCATAATGCACTTGGACTATTAGTAAAGCCAAAATCTAAGCCATAACCAATTAATCTACCTTGCACATCATCTACTAAATTAAATTGCCTG